GGCACGAGTTTTGTTTAAAGACAGAACCAGGGATGGTAAATTAGATGCGATAACTGCATCATATCTCACTACCGTAGCCCGCAGATGGGTTGAAGATAATCCTGATAAATTAATTGGGTTAAATAAAACAGAGTGCATTGCTAAAGCAGTGGAAACCTGTTTAATCCCTGATCAATGCGAGCTATCTGGTCTCAGTAAGGTTTTAAGATCTGAAACTTTATTAAATAAAGTTTGGAAGACTTATGACTATGTCATAACTGGATATTCTTGGTGGGAAAACTGGTATCGGGCAGTGCTCGATTACCATCACAACCATCCCGTGAGCGCTGCCCTGCGAGATGTTGGGGTGACTATCTGTCTAATGCAGTTTCTCCAATGGAGATTGTTCAAACGCTTAGACCTGATGTCCAGATTGTTCAGAACAATCCTTTATGTATTAAGGCTAGTGATTGGAATTTAAATTTAAAGCATTTTGACCATTCACATAATCATACCAAATATCTCTTGCGCTTTATGGACCACCCACTAGCAGTTGAACGCTATGCGTTGCAAAGCTGCAGTACCAATGAACTTGTCGGACTTATTAAACGTCATCTGGTTGATCAAAAACCAGTTTCCGACGAGTTTGTTAAATTTTCGCGCGCACTTTATAAGAGTGTATGGAATGAATTGGGGAGGCCTATTTTTACTCCTCTTACTTTTGATGAGCTATACTCTAAGAAGTCTACTCATGTTAAAAAGAGGTTCCGAACGCATAGGGTGAAAATTGAAGAACATGACGTTAGAAAATCTGACGCTTTTGTTCGAGCTTTCGTTAAATTTGAGCGCTATGACGCTACTGACGAGTTAAAACCACCACGTATGATTCAATTTAGACCTCCTCATTTCACAGCTAGGTTAAGTAAATTTTACACTCCAATTGAAGATGCAATGTGGGCTTTTAAACCGAAATCTAATTTCGGATTGCGACCATTTGCAAAATCTCGATCTATGAAGCAACGAGCCAAAGATTTATTTAAAATGAAGCTTTGGCCTAAAACATCGTTTTTACTCTTGGACCATAGTAAGTATGATTCAAGAATAACTGCGATGCATCTTAAGTTAAATCATAGATTTTCCCAATTATTTTATGTTGGGGAAGACAGAAATTTGCTTGCTAAGTTACAAGCTATGACTGTTAATAATCGAGGACGGACTATGTCCGGCATTGAATATTTTTGCAAAGGACGTCGAATGTCAGGTGATGCTGACACCGGGAAAGGTAATTCTGAAATTAATTATACTATCATTCAGTTTTGCCTCCGTGATATCCCGCATGCCGTTTATATAGACGGAGATGACTCGGTAATATCATTCCCAACGGAATACTGTGAACATCTTAAAAAAGTGCTTGATTCACGTTTAGCTCAAACTGGTATGGTATCAACCTATAGTATAGTTCATAAGTTCTCTGATGTAGAGTTTTGTCAAAGCAAACCTATATTCACTAATGGAAGTTGGATGTTGGCCAGAAATCCTATTCGAGCCATATCCAATTTATGCTACACTTTAAAACCTGTAGCAACTAAGAACTATATAACAACTATAGGCGTCGGGGAAATGCA